TAGTGAGCGCGGCCCCACTATCAGCTGCTACTGGCGCTGTTGCTGGATTAACAGATGCGCCGCCACGAAAGCCATTAATGATATCAAGGAGTCCCATCTTCGTCCCTCATTCTGTTCTTAGCTATTGAAAGCCAATCTTCCTCTTGACTAGCAGCTGATTTCTTCTCTTCTTCAGTCCTACTATCTACATAAGCAGTATGTAGTTCCAAGAGAAACCTCATACCATCACATAGACCTCTATGATACTCATGATTCCTAACAAACATCTCTGGACTAACATAGGTCTCTGCACTAATGCTTATCTTCTGTTCCGCGTAGAGAGCTAGCTGGGTTTGAATATGCTGTAGCTGAAGCTCAGAGAAAGTAACTGCTAGAGGATACTCTTCTTTACTGAAAGAGTAAGAAGTAAAGCTATTAGTTTCTGTAGTGCTCATCAGTCACTTTCCAGTTGCAATAAGTTGATAGACTACCTCACAAGTCTCAGTAACTGATACAAACTTTCCATCATTCATAGTAACTATACATTGCACTCCTTTGACAAAACCTTTTTCTAAATCTCTAGGATTAGGTCGCCGCAAAGTAGTAACTTGTTCCATGTTAACCCAATAACTTTGATTCTCTACTCCATGCAGTAACATCCAATGTGTTGCTGCAATTAGCCATAACGTAAACATAATACTTCTTCATAGCTAATCTCCAGTTCCTGCTGGAGGCGTTGACATGAGTGCATTGCTGTTTGTAGCGCCTGTATTAGGGCCTGGAGCGATAGTTCTGCTTCCTGGCGCTGTAGTTCCGTTAGTAGCATTTCCGGGTCCTGGAGTAGTTCCAGAAGTTTGATTAGGTGGAACTTGAGGCGGCTGTGGCATAGGAGTATTAAATGCAGTTCCTTTCTGTGCTGCGAGAGCTGCTGCCTGTTGCCAAGCTTGCATTTGTTGTTCATATTGCACCTGAGCTTGTGGTTTCTCAAATGGAGTGAGATCTGCACCTCTAGTCTTCATAATGTAAGAGAACATAGGAGCTATATTATAGCCTTGACCTATCTGTGGACTACTGGCTATCGCTTGCAGTGCATTAGCAAATTCATCCTCACTCATCAACTTATCTGCTGGAATAATACCATCACTTACTTTGAAGTTAATAGCAGCTTGCCTAATAACATCCATCTTAACTTCTACATCTTGCTGCTGGTTCTTATTATAGACAGTAGAGTCATCCATAAACTGTAGAATATTAAGCTTAATACACTGCTTCAGCGGCGTGAATACCTGATTCTCTGTCATAATAGCCATCATTTGATTCATTACATTGCCGTGACCCATTACATCTTCATACTCATGCTTAGTCTTATTCCCTTTCACAAACTGTCCCTGTTGTGCAGGGTTCTGTCCATTTATGAGGTTAGCATACTTCGTAATAAGATCCGCTGCTTGAATAAACGATGAAGCATTCTCGTCGTGATAAGGGAATTGGTAGACACTCTCTCCAACTGGCTTTCCGTAAGCTCCTGGTCTGACAGGAATTTTAGCAGATGGATTTGAACTATTAATGTCGTCTTTCCTGATCCGCAGTGGATCATATATGACTCTATCGGTAACGAGCCTTCGCTTACTAGCAATGAAGCCGTTCCAGAGGGCAGAAGCAACTTGCTGCATATCCTCCACATCGTATGCAAAGCTTTTAGTTTGGTAGTTAAGCCCATCTTCCAACGGCTGACCGAAGAAGATAGGGAGCATATTGTGAGCATTACTCTGTCTCTCAGCATAGAGAACTACCTTTCCATTAACTACAATAAACTTCCACACCTGAGGCACCATAGGCTCTGGAACATTAAAGCCCATAGTGTAGGGAATTATCCTAGCATAGAGTTTAGTAATTATGTAGGCATTAGCGTAATTTGTTTCTCCGCCTTGCATAAATGGAACATTCATAGCCCAACTCATCCAGTCGAATGCACGAGAGCGGTTCTGTAGCATTGCTGGATAAGGATTAATTAGAGGAACATAGTAAGAGTAAGGTCCAATACCAGCACTAGTAACACCAGCTGCTGGAGAGCTAGTAATACAACGATCAATAGTAGATTGTGATATGGCCGCGCTGGCCTTAAGTGACTCTATCATGTCCATTAATTGGACTCGTGTGCATACATCATTATAGCCTGCAAATTCTCCTTTCCTACACATATCTGCTGGAGCTATTCTAGGATCCCAGAAGGTGTTATATAAGTCCATTCTTTTGATTACATTACCCTTCCAAGTGACTTTATTAGGCTTCGCGCCACTTGGTTGAGAGATATCACTAGTGATATTATAAACTGCTCTAGATTCCCACTCACATTCCACTGCATGAATATTGTATTTAAGGCCGTCAGAGAAGAACATCATTAGCTCGCGCGCCCACATAGCAGTCTCTTGATTCTCTGCTATAATAGACTCAAGCTGCATGGCTGCATCTTCATACTGCGGACTTGCAGTAACTCCGAAAATTGGGTAGCCAGTTAGAAAGACATTAGTCATATACCCTAGAGCACTCTTCACTTGCGGCATAACAATAGGAACAGTTACATCCCGGAACTTATGTGCATCTCCATACTTATTAGCTAGCCGCGCATTCCATTCCTCTTGTGTCCAGTTCTTCTCTCTCATATAAAGTCTATCAGCTTCAGCTAAGACTTCCCTCATACTGAACTGATTAAGCAGCATCTCTTGAGCACGAGAAGCATAGTGAACTACTGCTCTCTCTTGATCGCTATCTTCTTTAATAACTAACTGCGTTGGAGGTGGCATTCTGCTTCCTTAAAAGGCGTAATTCGGAGCATCAACGTCAGTATCTCCGATATGACTCTCAATTACAAATGCCTCTATATCTGTCATCATCTCCATACCATAGAGTTCCATTACTCTATCGCTGTAGCTTAGGAGATCTAGAATATCATCTACATTATCTCTCTTCATAGGATTCCAGTTAACAATTTGATGAACTACTCTGTTTCTAACATCATCATGTAGAACTAGCTCTCCCTGAGTTAGCTTCTTAAGCATATCAGCTATTCTACTGTTCTTACTGTAGGAGCCAGTATAGATAGGAACAAAATTAATTCCATCTATTCCTAGCTGCTGTGAAATCTGTTCAAACCAATAGAGTAGAGTATACTGAAATGCAGTGCTTTCAACTGCTATTAACCTAACTTTATTTTCCAGAGCTAACAGGAGCGCGCGCCTAATAGTATTCCCTGGACTTAACCTCTCCTCACTTACCTGCTTAAGTGCAGGAGTAGCATCATAAACTTCAAACAGCCCAATAGCTACATTATCTCCACCTTTCTTATTAGAAGAAGGATCTACTATAATGAACTTCCCTTGAGGTAATTCATGAGCTTTCCAAGGCCATACTTTAATCTGAGCTAGATCAGTAGAGGTGTTAATCCCCACCTCAACATCATTCATTACCTCAGATAGAAAAATCTCCGGATGACCCATACTAATATCATTGTCAAATTCATCAATAAGAGAGTCAATAGACCTAAGAGCAGGCCATATAGCACTTCCATCTGCCAAGATTGCGCCGGATACAAACTTAATCCAAGTAGGATTATCCCGTAGCTTCCGTAGAATACTATTAGGTCCAGGATACATATTACCGAGAAATACATAGAGACAGCCTCTTGGAGAGCGAGCTTTCATGGCGGTTCCTATCATCCACCTTTCAAGCGCGCCGGACATAGTAAAGCTCTCTGAGCACTCCTTAGTTTGAATATCATCAAAGATCATAATATCCGGACGTTCATTCTTTAAGTTAAGTCCTCGTAGTGATCCCTCCGCTCCAATTGCTGCCAGAATGATGTTCCGTCCGAGAAATCCAAACTTCTTAATTCCCTTAGTATTAGTCTCAAGACCCAACTTCCAATCACCATAAGTAGCAATAATGTTAGGCTCATTAAGCATATCTTCCACATCTGCCAATACATTCATTGCATGTGGTTCAGTAGAACAAGTAACCAGAATAAAGCGCACACGAGTATAGAGAATGCAGTAAAGGATGAATAGCTTAATTTGAGTAGTCTTGCCATGACCTCTAGGAATACCAACAGCAAGCTTAGGACTAGTATGTATCTTAGCGACATTTTGTAGTAGGAAGTCCCATATAGCTAAGTGAATAGGAGGAAATTCATGCTCAAAGACTGTAGGTATAGCTAGACCAGCTAGAAAGTTAAGATCTTGTTTTGCAAGAGCTCTTACTTCTCCTGCATCAAAGCTTAGACTATGTAAGGACGCGGCATTCTTAGCAGCCTCTGCATCTTCATCAATTATCTGCTTGTGTAGAGAGTCATTAATGCCAAGTTTATCGTCCCAGTAGCGATCATCTCGCCCACTATATCCACCCTCTATACCAAGAGTAGTATTACGCGGCATTATTTCTTCTTAGGTAGGAGTGTAGAAAGGGTAGAAAGGAGATCGCGCGCCTTCTCAATCTCCTTCTCTTTCATTTCCTTAAGAGACATTCTCATCTCCTCTATCTCTCACATCATGCATTAACCGATTCTTAATCTCTCTATACTTCTCCTCTCTTCCTGTTCTACTTCCTACTGAAGAAAGAAGCTGACCTGTAGGCATAGTAACTAAGGTCTGTTCATCAACTTGGAGGACTTCTCCTCTACTATCAATTGTAAAACGTCTAGCAACAGCAGCTGGTATTGTGAGGTTGATAACGGTAGTGTTTTGCAGCGTCGCACTGTCCGCATTAACCGTGCCGCGGCGTTTAGCACCATTGACAACTGCAAAGGCGTGTAGTAGATCTCTTGGTTTGTAGAAGAATCCACTCTCTACTCCCTCTTTCAGTTTACTAATCAGGGTATCCTCTATTCCATTAATACTTCCATCTCTCTGATTATTAGCCTGTAGTGCTACTACTCTAAGCCTAGCAACTTCCGCTGAAAACTCTTCATCTGCCAACAACTGAGTAATATAGGAGTCAGTGCAACCGACAGCACTAGCGACAACCGAAACAGGAAGTCCATTCCCTAGTAACTCCTTTACTTGCTGTTTATCTATTGCCATCTTTGGTTCTCACACAGAAATACCTACTGTTTCAGCAGCTATAGACCAGTTAGGATGCCAGGTAATTTCATGTGGAGCACCTGGTCTCCAAGTTCGTAG